AGGGTCTTTCTTATTGTTCTGAGTATGTGATAGATAAATTCGTGCGTCTGCGCCAGATGCTCTCGCTTCTTTCGCTACTGCATTCGCAAGTTTCTCATGTCCTGCTGTAGGAGGATTCATGCGACCAAAAGAGAATACAACTTTCTTTTCTTTTGCTTCCTTCAGTTTTTGCTGAAGTTCATTGAACTTTAATGTCATTTTTTCACCCAATTTTTTGCGGCAGTGAAGTTAGCACGACTGAACTCTAAACGGTTCACTAGTTTAACTGCATTACCTTTAATTCTATCAACTGCCACAAACCCTTCTGGTTCAGTGGTCTTTAGTCCATTATCTGTTCTCAGAAAAGTACCGATTGATTTTACTTTCGATAGTTTCTGCACCAATACATTTTTAGCGTCCATTATATAAGTGTATAACAAAGTTGTGTTTTGCAAGTCTGTTTCTTGCTGATGAATTTTTTTCAATCCGTCAAGTTTAATCTCATTATATTTTTGTTTACCTGCATCAGACTTCACACTTTCAATCTTCTTGTCTAACTTAGTAGTCCAATAGTTCTTAAAGTCAGAAACCATTGTGTTACTATCAGGCAAGTCATCTGCACCTCTAAAATAAGAGTTCAGATGAACTTTAAAATTAGTTTCGATAGCGAATTGGTTCTTTTCATCAAAGTTTGCAGACATCTTATCCAAGTAGGATGAGACTTTAGGTAGCAAACCTTCAATCCGTTCGATGTAACCATTGAGGTTTTCGGTTTCATCTTTAGTTAGTGTAACTGTGCCTGAAACATCTTTATATGAGGCATCATCGAACCAAACTGTCTTCGTCTTTCTCAACTTACTAATATTTATATTAAACGATGCTTTCATCGTTTCTAGTGTCTTACCTTTGTATTCTGTATGAAAGATAATACCCATCTTTGTGCTTTGAACGAACTTACCAAGAGGTCCTTTCTTAGGAATAGCATATACAATTGTATTAGGTTGAAACGTGATATACTCTTCACCATCAATAGTCTTAGTTGATAAATCAGATTTAGTGTACATCATGTCACCTTGAATGACACCTGTAATGCCCAATTTAGATAGTTCTTTCAATGCAACTTCTAACTTCTCAACAAGACCACCTGTGTGGTTCTTGCGAATGTCTGCAGATGTGTAGTTTAGTTTAGGGTTTTTATTAAAGACTGATTTAGTAGCAACAAAGAACTTACCATTCTCAGGATTAACACCACAGAAAATAGCAGGTGCGCCATCCCACTTTGTGGTGATGTTCACTGCACTACGAACACTTGAACCAAGCATGTCGCGAACACCTTTAAGGAACTCGATTGCGTTTACTGCGCCATCAGCACCATCGGTGATAATAGTTTCCTCAATATGCGTCAAATGCGTATTTCGGTTTTCTGTCAATTCTTGATGTGCTTTAAAACTTTTCATGATAGTATTATACCATATCTTCCTTATTTGTCAAGTCTTTTTTTCAATTATTTTTGTCAATAATTTGACAAACTTATCCCAATAACTTCTTACCGGTCGCCGGTTTGGACACATAATCAAGCAAAAAGTGAGTTGGTGCTATACCACCTTGTTTGTTTCTTATATTTAGTTTAAAATCAAAGTACGAATTTGAGAACTTCATATCAATACGTTTTGCTAATCCGTTTGTAATACCACCATAGTATAGTGTAAATTTAGAACCTTGAATATTTGCATACTTCTTATTCTCATCAACACCAACCCACCAGCAATATGCTTTACCGCCACCTTGTCCGTGTGCCATCCAATAGTTGGCACCAATTGCACTTTGTAGTAGTGATGTGAGTAGCACTTTATCAACATTCGCAGTCACATCAACAATGTGTGGATTTGCCGCTTTCTTTCCTGTGCCATAGTTATTAAAGACTGCACAGAATGTGGCGTTATCAATACCTAATGCTTTAAGTAGTTTCACACCCATATCGTTGGTGATGATTCCATTTGTAACTTCTTGCTCAGTGAATGGTTTTCCAGGACCCTTCACACCAGTATTAACAAATGTAAGTGTGCTTGAGAATTTAGCAGAAATATAGGACTCAGTTCTGTCGGCATGATAGACTGTGATATCAGTCAACTTCTTTCCAACATCTGCTGGATTACCTGGACCGATTGCAACCTTACCACCCAACATTATGAATGGTCGACTTTCATTCGCACCACCCATTTGTTTAATCTCTTTGACTGGTGAACGATTTCTTTTGCAAACTTCTGCAATTAACTGTTCTGCCAATTTAGCATTTACGTTTGTTGATTTGATACCGTTTGCATTTTCAACTAGTGCGGTAGATAAATCGCGCTCAAATTTAAGTCCGAGATTTTCTTTCTTGCCACCTGCTGGTTGTCCACCAAACTCTTCAGTCTTTGTAAGTTTTGTTACAGGAATTATTGATGTTCTCTCTTGACCAGTATAATGACCTTTCAACTGAATGGTATTACCTGTCTGTCCAGCAAATGCGAGTATAGTTTGTGCTAATTCATCGCGCACACTGTTCATAGAGTTTGATGCTGTTCTCAATGTTTCTTTATCATTGATGATAATTGCAGTTGCTTCAAACGTGCCATCGTCTGTATGAAAAGTAGATGATTTACTATTCATCTCTAATACCTTCTCAACTAAAAGCGTTGGACGGTATGCGTATTTCGATATCTGTGGTACTGATAGATTTGCCATAATAGTATTTATCCTTTTACGGGCAAGGGTCTAAATTAAATTTGATTTCCAGCATTCTTCAGCAAGTTTGTCTTGTAGACGATATGCTTCTTTCTCCCACGGCAGGTCGTAGTACTCAGTATCAAATGATATTTGTGTGTTTTTCCATCTTGCACTACCTGACCGAATGCCATCATCCATCTCTTTTTTGGCATACTGTTTAACGTGTACCATTTCATGACAGATGGTAGTTACTAATGTTTTAATGTTTTGCTTTTTGTCGATTTCAATTTCGAAAGTACGATTATCATCTGTCATCATGCAATAACCGATAGCATCAGACTTGATATTTCTGAATTGTATTTCGATATTAAGAGTTCTTACGCGAGGCATAAGTCTCTTACAAAGATAATTAACTACTTTGATAGCAATATCTCGTTGAGTTTTATTACCACCATTCGCTTCAACTAAGTTCATACGCACCTCTTTTCTCATCATTATATGTATATTATACGATATAAATGACGATATGTCAAGTACTAATTGAATTTAAATGTTGTGTAAAAACAACAACTTATGAAGTTTTTTGTAGAAATTTAGGAACGGCAAACTCACCGAAACCACTTCCTTTGTTCATATTGTCGCACATATTCTTAGCATCAATTTTAGATGGTGAAACTTGAATTAAGTCACCATATTGATTATCATGAATATACCAACAGTTCTCTTCACCATTGAAGACTATTTTAAACCTTGAATTGTGAGAAGTCTTTATGCTTTTTGTCATTATTTCTGTCCCGTAATTTATCAAATCCATTATTGTTTTCAACTACTTTTACCTCGCTTACAGTTTGTTTAGGTTTGTTCATGTTTTCGATTAAGTCATCTTGTGCGGATTCTTCTACATCATACAACTGCATTTTTGCTCGGTCAATACCTAATACAAAACGCTTGTACTTGGTTGGATCATTGTATCGATTTTTAAGTTGCTTAACTAGAATTTGATGTTGTTGTTCTAACTCTTCATTTGATATGAGAGCAAACATAAAGTCACAAGTAGCAGGTAGACCAAAGGACTCTGATGTATCTTCTAGTCCAATATCAGTACTACTAAAACCTTGTCTTGTTGTCTGCGTTGCAGAGATAATTGGTACATTAAACTTAACTGCAAGTCCACGCAATTCTTCTGCTATAGATTTAATCAGTGTGTAAGAGTTAATGTTTGAACCTGCTTTGAAGCGAGATGATGCACAGATGTTTAAGTAATCAATAAAGATAGCATCTGGTTTAAAACTCTTCTTCAATGCAAGTTCACTTAGCAAGGACTCAAAGTGTCCAGCATGTGCAGATGCAGTAGGATACTCTTTGATAATCAACTTACCATGTGTTTCTTTCTGCACTGCCGCGATTTTCTTTTGAAACATTGTCTTCGGTAAGTCTTCTAGCGTCTGAATATCCATACGCATTAGATTAGCATCAATACGTTCTGCAATACGCTCTTCTGCCATCTCCATAGTAATGTACAAAACATTCTTATTGTGCATCATATAGTTTGCGGCAAGATGGCACATAAATAAGGATTTCCCAACGCCTGTTCCTGCTAGTGCTACATTAAGTGTTTTGCTTGGTAGACCACCTTTTGTAATCAAGTCAAAATACTTTAGATTGAAAGGTATCTTCTCTTCTTTTGTGTGATAGAAATCATATCGTTCATCAGACATTTCGAAATAGTCATGACCAACATGAGGATCAAATGATACTGCTAGGGCATCAGATAAAAGAGATGGAAGAGCATCTGGATTTCTCGTTTTGTCTTTTCCCTCAATTATCTGAATACCCTCTGCAATGGCATTGTAGATTGCTTTCTCTTTGCAGAATTTCTCAGTAACATCAATCAACCAGTCAAGGTCAGCATTTTCTGTATTTAATGTATTAATAACTTCAACAGTAGATTTGAACTCTGGTTCAGGAATATTATGTGCTTCGTTTAACTCAATAGTTAGAACTTCAGCAGATGGCATTTTATTGTACCTCGTAATAAAATCAGAGATTGCCTCATAAATCATCTTCTCAGAACTATCATGGAAGTACTTAGATTGTAAGAACGGCAACGCCTTTCGCATGAAAGGTTCGTTACTCATCAGATTTGATAGAATTGTTCGTTCAATCCTTGCCGTTTGCATATACTATTTCCTGTTCTTTCAATTTTTCTTCTATTTGTTCTACCAATATACTACCGACTACTGGCATGAACTCATCTTTGTAAATCTCAACATCATGAGGATTATCAAGCACCTCATACTTAAATCTCATAGAACGATTGCCATTTTCGTCTACTTCACTAAACTGCACACGACCTACTTGATATACTACATCTTCAAACTTACCTTCACAGATGCGAGTTGCGATTGTATCTTTCTTAGAAACATAACTATACTTCGCCGCCATACTTAAACTTTCCTTTTGCATATTCATCTAATTGTGTCATCACTTCTTCAGTAAAGTACTTCTCAGGATTATCTAAAATCTGCTTACCATACATCTTAGACCCATCTGGTAGTTCGATACGAGTTGCTACTTTCTTGAAGATACCTGCTTCTTCAGCAAGTTCTAATAGACCGTAGTAGCGCGATAGACCGCCTTTGTAGCGTAGTGACACATCAACTAGAGAATTCTCTTTAGTTAAGCGAGACTTGTTTAATCGACAGTGAATGATGTTACCAATGACTTCTGTACCATCTTTCTCTTTCTTCTTAGATAAGAATACAATTGTTGATGCGGCGTACTGAAGACCTGACCCACCACCCATGACTTTCTGTGGGAACATAGTACCCATCTGGTCGTATGTGTGATTAGTAACAATCATTGGTACTTTTGCTTTACCTAGTTTCAATGTCAGAACACGAAATGCCGCTTTAGTTAACTGCGCCCTTGTCATGTCTCTAGTCTCTTTACCATCTGCAGTATCTTCAATCTCTTTTGTTGTTGATAACATACCAAGACTATCAAGTACAAACATCAAAGGTTTACGGTCTGCTTCTGATTGTTCGATGTACTTGTCAAGAATTTTAATGCCTTGTGTGCGAAACTCTTGTACAGTAGTCACAGGCATCATGACGATACGATTTGTATCGATACCGCGTTCTTCAATCATGTCTTTAGTCAATGCACTTTCAGTTTCAAAGTATACGACACCTGCATCAGGATTCGTATCTAAGAAGTACTTGACTAGACCGAGAGCAAAGAAGGTCTTTCCAGTTGCGGATTCTCCAGCGATTGCTGTAATCTTGTTAGCAGGCAGACCGCCATAGATACTACCACTCAGTAGTGCG